CTGGTACACAACCAATTAAAGTACAACCAGAAGCTAAAACATTTAGACCTATTGTTTATGACGCACAAGACACTATAGAAACAGAAGGTACATATAATTTTCAACCAAAAGCAAGTGGAGTAAATATTAATTTAGGACAAAAAGAAGAGGAAGAAGAGATTGAGTTAGTACCTTGTCCACCTAAAAACGCACCATATAGACCTGGGGATTGGAGGAACGAGCTTAGATTAGAAAGGCTGGTAAAATATGAGCGTGGGCTATTGGAGGGTTCCTGTGATGCAATCTGGGAAGAAGTACCGTTTGTTGACCAGTACATACCGACAGCTAGTGTTGTTGTATCTACTGCTGTTATTGCTTCTGTTGCTGCCACTACTCCATTACTACTTAATATTGTCAAACCCTTAGTAAAAAATATTATAAAGAAGCTTACAAAGAAGAAAAAAGATGTAGAATGATATTAAGCATCTGTCTTATGGGTCGCTCCATAATGAGAAGACGTTAGGATTTAAGCCTAGTCGCCAGTTGCTTATTTAGCACCTGTCTCTGGTTTGGTACCCAGATGAAAAGAGGTTGAGTAATACTTGGAAGAGGTTACTTTCTCGGCAGTTGCTTATTTAGACAAGTGGATACCCGTAACTTGTCTACTTTAATTTGTGAGTATGTGGGATAACTTGATTTGGAACGCTGGTCAAAACCACGTTACGGCAGCTAACAGCATCATCTCCTACAAACTTAACACCTAGTTTCAGTTGCTCGGCACATATTTTTAAGCGATTAAGATTTACCTCTAGCTTTTTAGCATCAAGCATAAACTCCTGATACTTTCTATAAGTTTGGGCTGCTTTTATGCACTCATCATCAAATCGTTTTCCTAATGGAACTTGAATACTGATAGTCGCTCCATAAGAAAAGTTATGGTTTATCTGGTCTAACCTTTCCTGTTCTGCTATGTAAAGTATTTCACCAGGATTTGTTAGCTGTCCAGTTTCGCTATCTTTTGCTTGGTTATATATATTTGTTCTTTGTATAGTGCTTCGTGGAGTGTTGTAATATTCTCCTTTTGTTATAAACGGATTAAAACTGAGAGTAGGTGTTTGGCATTGAATACCGTTGCTATATCTATGAGTTGGGAAAGAACCGCTTATACTTTGAAAGCCTTGATTTACTATTGTGGACTGTGTACTGGACTGAGGATTACTAATAGTTGTTTCGGCATAAACAGGACTAGCAAATAAAAGTCCTATTGAAATAAGGTTGTAGAAGTTTGTGTTGTTTCTATTGTTTGTGTTCGATTTATTATGCTTACTGCGTCTAAACCAGGAGCCATGAAGTTTTCTGTTAATGAGAACGCATCTCCTTCGCTCACGATTTCCCACTGTGGTTTGCTTGTTAAGTTGGGTGTTATCCATTCAAAATTAACTGCACCTGCATTACCTGTATTCTGACTTGTTGTGTAAGTGGCTTCAGGAGAGATAACAGTACCATCTTTGATTTTGATATTAGATCCTGTAACTGAGTACGCATAACCTGAGTTATAGTTTTCAGTAATAATAACTTCATCTATTTTTGAAATACTCCTTGAGTTGCTTTGAATCTGGTTCGCACCAAATCTAGGAGTTTCAGCAAAGGCATTTGGACTAAAAACAACAAGCAGACATAGCCACCATTTCATTAATCGAGGCCAAGAGTAATAGTTGATTGGAGCGTTGCGGTAGTACCAGCACCCATATCAGCTAGGTTAACCGTCAGTGCTTGTCCACTATCCATTGTGATTGCTACAGAACCAGGATCGCCACCAGATACTACTGTGTTTTTACCAAGGAGAGGCAGTGATGGAACTGCCCCATTTGTTACTGTGGCAGATAGTAAGCTAGGTACTGCGTCTGCTGCAATGTATGATTCACTAACAGAAAAGGCATCACCTGTATTTACAATATTGAAGCTGGTGTCGTAATCAATAGTTGGAACACCACTAGCAATACCATTATCAGACAAATCAAGAGAACCTATTTGACCAGCTACTGTGTTTGCTTTTGGTGTTACGTTCGTACCAGCAACACTTATAGCCCCTGCAATACGCTCGCTAGTGGCTGATGCTCCCAGAGTAGATACTGAGGCTACCGATTGGATTGAATGTGTTACGTCTGCAAAACTAGCTGTTGGAAATGCTAGTAAAAGCAAAGGAAGAAATTTTTTCATTTTTTGGATGAATTAGGGTCAACTTTGATAACGTCAGGTTTAGATGTGACGATCTCAAGTGGCTGTTTTATTATTATAGTCGAAACGCTACCAGAAGAGTTACTATTACTACCATTTCCATCTTCTTTCTTTTTCTTCTTGGCTCCTTGTGCTGCGTTAACCGAAATGCCTAAACCTCCAAGAATGTTACCGAGAAGTCCAGCAGCAAATGTACTATCCACTCTAGGTTGATCTGGAATATCCAAGCCAAATAATCTGTTAGGTAGTTTTATATATCCTAGAGAAAGCACTAATAGACACCAAGCTAGAATAAACGCTTGGGCAATAGTAGAAATTAAAAAGGTAATTTTTTCTTGATAATCAGGCTTTTCATCTTCGATTGGATCTTTTGTTAATACAGGTTCTTTTTTCTCTTGTTCTGCCATAAAAGCGTAGTATCTTGTCTAATACTAGCATTTTAGCTATGTTTGGAAAGTAACACATAGTTATGTCATGTATAAAATTTTAAAAACTATATTATTAACGTTTTTGACCACGACTGCCTGTAAAAGATTAATTGTTGATCTGTTACGAGCGATTTGTAAACAGACATCTAACAACCTTGATGATAGAGCAGTTGATGTTCTTGAAAAACAACTCTTTCCTACACCATGAAAATTACTAAATTTCTCAACATTGATATAGAACCAGCACCTCCAGAGTTGGAACTAGAAGTTGAAATGCAATGTAGAGAACTTATGAAGTCAAATGACTTAGATGGATTAAAAAGATATTGCACACACCTTGTAAGAAAAAAATTTGACCAAGATATTTTTATGGCCTCATTGCTTAACAGATTGATTGAATTAGAAGCTAATCGTGTTGTAACGGAGATGAGGAAAAACAAACCAACTAATCCTTTAAAAAAGTTTTTTCGTATAGGTCAAGCTCGTAATCAGTAAAATCAGCCACAAATAATTTATCAATTTTATCAACTTCATAATTAAATTTAAGAACAGCAGTTCTAATATGTTCTTTAACCCAATTACCATTAGAAATTACTTGGGCTTTACCTCTTTCGTTAAAAAATATGTAATGGTCATATCCCTTTAACTGAACTTCTAAAAGATTTTTCTCTAAGTTATCACGCCTAATTTTTTTCAATCTTGCTAATTTTTGACGATCTTTCATTTTTTTCTAATTGAATTAAGAATTTTGGCTAAAGCTCTACCTTGTAAACGGTTTTGAATGGCTCTATTCCAATTTTCCTGGTCTTTTTTTAATGCTTCATCATACACTTCTTTGTCAATCTTGTCTTCTAAAAATTTATAAACAACATCTCTGATCCAAGAAGTAGGTTTAACTTTTAATTTATTACGAATGTAATCATCAAATAATTCACCTCTATTTATATCTATGAGAACATGGTAATACTTTTTGTTTCCATGAGGTTTCTTTCCAGCTTCAGCCATAAATATTTTTAAATTTATATTATCACATTATCATTGTATTAACTTTTTGTTTTCCAAGCTTTAATTAATCGTTCCAATTCAGCAATTCGTTGTTTTGCAGCCTCGATTCTTTGTTGTTTTGTCATAGATTCTGATTGTATTGATGTTAATAAGTGTTTTCTCTGGGGAGAGTGGCTGAAATTGTCCCATTCTTTATAATCACGCTCCACAACATTGATTTGGTATGGGACAAAGGTATGGGACAAGTAAAGTTGTCCTACGCTCCAAAATCAATGGGACAATCTATTTTGTCTCACACAGTTGTCCCACTGAAATCTATTGGTACGACTACGATTCCTCCAATGGGACAAGATATGCACCCTCTCCCCGTGCGAGGACTGCTCTATAAGACTTATTAGAATTATCATCTTCTATAAGTTCAATAAGACCTTTTTTGATTAATCTTTGGAACGATTTTCTTATCGCAGCATCTTTACCATCAACCATTGGATCGTGAATCATTTGATTTATGGTATAAGTTTCTGGGTGTATTTTTCTTAGTTTTTGAAGAACTTTATCTTGAACAGTTGTAGGAGATCCAGAATCAGCAGAAACTTCAGGAGTGTAATCAGCGATAGCAAAGGTAAGATCATCTTTCATCTTCATTATCATTTGAGTACCCATTCTTCCAGACCTAGATTTTTCGATAGTAATAAACCTACTATTGCGACCTACCTTATTAACTTGTTCTTGGGTCGGCTTAGATAATTTCCAAGTTTCATCAACAGCATCTCTGATAGCTGATGTTCCCCTAAATCC